ACCTGCACTTCCTTTTGGGTCTCCGGGGAAATCTAATAATTGAAATCCACCGTTAGAAGGTACTTTAAATTGTTCATCCTTTCCAACTTTAACACCATTCATAACTAAATGATTAAATCCACTCTTAGGTGGTCTCCTAGTCCTACTGTCATCCGCACTAATCCATACTTTATCCATTAAAACACCACTAGAATCAGCAGCAACAGTACTAGCATAGTTTGCAGCTGCAGTTGTTTCTGTTCTAACTATTCTTAATGCTTGCCATCTATAAAAGTTTCTTTTATTAATTGTATTTTGTAAGTTTCTTGATATCTCTCTAGTAGTTAAGTTGTTTGCCACACCATCAGCAACAAACTCTTGTAAATACGCTACTAAACTACTTTGTACACTTGTAATTCTACTTAATGAGTTACTATAAAGCCATGTTAATAATTCACGCTCAAAAACACCTAAAAATGAATTAACCGTAAACTCTTTTATCTGCTTGTTTATTTGCTTCCCTACTCTTTTACCATGAATTATACCTACTTCTTTATAAAAATCATAATACGTAGATATAAACTGCTCCTCTTTAAAGCTCGACCTTATTAATGTATTATAATTTTCTTTAGTTAAGTAATCAAAAGGTATCTTATTAGACATTTCTCTTAACGATTTTAATAGTTTTTTATATGCTATCTTTTCATATTGAGAGTGCCATCTTATCCATTGATTTCTGTATTGCTTTTCCGTCATTATTAATAAAATCCTTTTTTATGCTTAACCATATCCTTATCTAAGTAATATGTTTCAAAATTATCTGTTACCCATCCACCACTCCAAACTGAGCAACTTGATGATGTTACCCCGTTTATGTTATTTATATTTGTTGAAGAAATAGAACCTGTTAAATTAATTTTTTCACTCATAATTATATTATTCTTTTTAATTATTTATAGTTTTGGCTCATCAGTTGGTAGTATCGCATCTTCTAAGCTCATAATATCATCCTTAACCGTGAATATATCTAAATTAGAATCCGTAACCTTTGGCAACCTCATTGCGTAACGTGCCTCTGTTCTATTCATAATGCCATTATCTACAACGCTTGTTATCCATTTAGTCATTGTCTCTAAGTCGTCTTGCATTTCTGGCAACTCCTTATAATCGAACACTAAACACTTTCCTTTGTAAGCCTTAATTAAAGATAACACTTGATAATTAAAAGCGTTCTCCAATAACTTAGCATCAGGCACAACGGTGTTAATTAACACCCTTTTAAGTTCCGCTACTTGCTTATCATATTTACCACCATCATCATTATTCAATAAAGTATCTGACCATCCTAATACATTACAGATTTGTTTCTGATTATACTTTAAATAATCGAAAGGTTTTAATTCGTCTGCAGTTAATGACAACTTAGTAAATCCAATCTCAGAAGATATACCAGCAATCCTACTTAAATCCTCTGGCGATTTATTCATCTCTTTTAATCGTTCTTTTAACTCCTTACCTTGTTCAGAAGTTAACGCTGTTCCTTTAGAGTGTATAAAACCAAAAACCCCACCATTTTTAAGTGTGTTAATGTTTAAATCTAAACCTTTGTTACTCGCTTCGATGTTTTTCCACGCTGCTCTTAATGGTGATTGACCATACAAATGCTCTCCACTCATCCCGAAATTAGGATTATCAACGGAAATATGTACTACTTCACTCTCTTTAAACTTAGTAAATGTTTTATAATCTGTTAAAATATAGTGACTTATAGGAGTGTCTACGCTTAACATATTAGCGTTATCTTTTAATACTATCTCCATTAAATGAGAAGGTAAACAATATAACTGTATTGGCTCTCCTGCGTTCATTCCTTCGTCTGGCATTAACTTGTACCAATATACATTCCCTGTAGTTTTTAAGAACGTTTCAGATAGTTTAAAGAACTCTAACCAGTCTTGGCTAGGATTAGGTTTATCAAATGGCATAGAATATTCATCCTCGCTAAGCGCTTTCATTTCTAACTTATTAGCCTTTATCCTTTGTGTAAAACTAGGGTCGTAGTTAGTAGACTTCATAAAACTTTTTAACTTAACGTTAGAAGCCGTGTCTTTTACTTCTTTAATGTAGTAAGGAATAGAAACTAGCTTATTAGCTATCTGATTAATTACACTAAATACATCGGGATTTATATTATAAGCTAAATCTATGTATCTTTTTAGGTCGTTGTCGTCATTTTCTGTATACCCATTAGAACCCCAAAAAAAAGATTCATTAAATTTATTCTCAACTTGCTTCGCCTTACCACCTCTCAAGAAGTTTTTTGCAGTTTCCCATTTACTCATAAGTAATATCTATTTTAACATCAAAAATAATAAAAAAAATTGATATAGCAATTTAGAAGAAAAACACATTTTGTTTTAACTCAAAATAGTACACCATCATTATACTATCCCATTCATCGGGAGAGCGACCTATATTCATTTTAACAACATCCTTACCAACTAATGTAATCTTTCCATCTTTATCTATATCCTTTTGCTTAACCTGTTCCATTTCCTCCGATACAATGTCTGCTATATCTTGATTACTACATATCTCTCCCATTTCCCTTTTAACTATTTTCTTTGCTATATGATAACTACATTGCGTCTTTAAGTTATTAAAGTTCTCTTTTACACCGTTAACCTCTATAGGTGATGAATTATTAACAAACCCTTTACATCCCAAGAAATCGACAACACCACCACCTACACCATCCTCATCAGCTACGGTGTTACTGTTTGAAACACCGTACTTTAACTGAAACTCTTTTGCTTTCTTAACCACATAAACTAAATCTGATTTATCTATAGCATACCTAAACACACATAGCCATCCATCCCAAACACGAAATACCGTATTATCCTTACCTTTACGCGCCACATCAATAGTCATACGCATATTACCAGTCTTTTTAATATGGTTAGGCTTAAAGTAATCCGTTATACTATCCATATCTATTAACGCGCTAGGGTCGTCGTCATATTCCCAATTACCGTAATAAAGCCTTTCTCTACTATTTTTATCTAAACCAAGCAGCGTGTCTAAATATGATTGAGGTAAATGAGGGTTATCTGTTGGTAGAGCCTGTATAAACTTCATATGCTTTGGAAGTGTACCGTTCTTATTAGGTTTATAAAACTTCTTGTAAGTCCAATTCTTAGCAGGGTTGCAAGTACCTGTTAACTTAGGTATTAATCCTTGTGTTTCTTCACTTTTAGAGTTTAACCATAATATAGGAATACCATAATCGTTATACTTTAAAACCTTCATTGTCTCAGTTCTTTCCCCATGTATATCCCACTCGGATAACTTATACCTACACCTAGATAAAACTATCTGCCAAGCCTTATAAACACATTGATTGCACTCATCTATAAATCCCCCTGTAATTTCTAATGAACCTAAACTATCAAAATTAGGGTCACTAGGATAAAGAAATAAATCTTTTAATATTATCTCACTACCATTATTCCAAGTAATTAAACCGCTTTGAGAATTGTAATGCCATTGCTCATTTAAACTTAACTTAGATGAAATATCAAAGAATGTGTTAAGAGTGGTTTCTTTTAATGCTTTCAACTTTGCTCTACCCAACAACCACCTAGACCCTGCGTATAATTGACAATTTTCTATTATTTTAAATACTTCAAGAGCAGTTTTACCACCACCAGCAGCACCACCGTAAAGCAGTTCTTTGGTAGTATCATCTTTTAAGTAAAATATTGCGTGTTCTTGCTTTGGGAGTAATTTCATTACTTAGGTTTAACACCACCTCCTAAGCTAATTATATTAACAGGCTTGTCTCCGCCCTCTATAGTTGTTTCTATCTTATCCCCGTACTTCTTAGGACTTAACTTAGATAAGTACCATTTACGCGCGTCTACTCTTAATCTAGACCTTTGTATAACCTCTCCGTTTGTAATCTCATTACCTTCTTTATCTCGCTTTACATCGTTCTCTGATTCGTCAGCAATAATAAGTATATCCTCGAAGATATTATCTGCTCTAACCTCGCACGCGTGCGCGTATCGTTTCGATTTCTTTTCATCCTCCTCTATCCAAATATAAAAAGTAGAAGAACTAGGCATACCACTATACTTTAAAATGGTACGTAAAGCCTTACCCTCTTCTATATCTTGTATAATTTCACTAAATACTTTATTCGTCTCTTCTATCGTGTATGCCATTATTTAATACTTTATACAAATATAAATAAAATTTATCAAATACCTTAAAACAATAAATAACCCCTATACTAAATTAATAATATAGGGGTGTGGGGAACTTAATTAAATGATTACTTACTAATTGTATCCCAACTCATTCATGTAATCTTTATTTAGCAATTCAGAGTTTGAGCATTTAAGTCTTTTACAAGTTTCACGTACATTTTTTATATGTATCATTAATGCAATATGTTCATGGTCTATTCCTTTTTCAGTTACCGTAGCTAACTCTCCATTATCATATAATAATAGATTTTCATTAAAAGAGTCGTATCCCATTAAACCTACAAGGGTTAAAAAGCCACTATAAATATATGTTTCACTATTTTTTAATGATATTATTTTATCATTTTTAGAGTACTTATTTTTAATGTTATCATAATCAATTCTCTCGTTATTCATAATTATTTACTTTTTATTTAGCATCAATGTACTAACCTTATTTAAATTGATAATAAATATATTATAACTGGTATAAGCACTATCAAAATCTTTATTTTTTCTTTTTTCTTCATGACTATTTAATTTATTAAAATAAGCAGCGAATACATACACCTAACAACTGGACTTTCACCGTGTTTTTCAGGGTTATTGGTTTGCGCATGGTACTGTTAACTATCCTTTTTCCCTTCGCTGCTTAAACATACCTTAAAACGGTAAATCGTCTGGTTCTTCACCTATTGGTTCTGCAGGTGCTTGTGGTGTACTTGGTGCGGTTTCTACTTTCTCAATTCTCCAACCTACAATACTATTAAAATACTTTGCAACACCCTCTGGATTAATCCATTCCTTACCTCTTATATTAATTGATGTTTTAATATCTTCACCAACCTTATATTTATCTATAAGACTACATTTGTCTTGATGTAATTCTAAGTTAATTGTTTGTGGGTATTGTTCATCCGTTACAACTACATACTCTCTTTTTTGAAACGTTCCATAAGTTTGCGTTTCTCCGATAATCTTAATCTTTCCTTGTACTTCCATATTTATTTAATTTAAAATTGTTTTACCTAATTCTTTTTCTGCTTGTTCTTTTGTAATGGTTTCTACTATTGTTGCCCATTTGCCGTTATTAAAAATATAACCTACACCATTCCCGTCTAAAATGTTTTTGCCAACTAATTGAAATCTAAATATACCGTCAAAATCAGAATCGTTAAAACCCTCCCACCGAACTATTACACCCTTTTTAAACCCTCTCTTCTCAGCTTCTTTAATAAGTGATTGCTCTACTTCTTTGTCGGTTGCTAGTGTATAACTACCTCCCCATCCGTTTTGATTGCTTTCATACCAACTACCAAGAAGACCAATACCGTAACCACAAGGCTTGTTATTACAATCTTTAACTCCATTATAATTAAAAATAGAACCACTACTATTTCTATACCACTTACCAACTTCTAAAGAATCTTTTTTAAACAGTTTAGGAAATTCTTTTTCAATTCTGTTCCTCCAATCATTACAAGCGTTATCATGCGCTTCAATAATAAAATCTTTTCTACTTTGTTTCATAATTTATTTATTTATTGTTATTTGTTAAATATCTTTCTAGCATTGCTAAGCCACGCCATACTGTTTTTCCAAGATGTAATACTCCATCTTCATCTATTGGATTAATAGAATGGTCTATTAAATGTCTTAATAATGCGTCTGGTTCGTCTGTTGACTTATCCATATCCCAGTGTAAAGGCTTGTCGGGGTGGTGTTGTTCGTTACCTTTTTTACTTACATAAGCCACATACTTAATAGCGTTTGGAAAGTATTTTAATACTCCCGAATAAACAGGCATAGATTTACGCTCGTTCTCTTCATTAGCGTAATGAGTACCCTCGTTACCATTTTGAAGGATAACCCTCATTCTTGCATCTGATAAGTCTGTACTTTCTGTTATTAATTTTTCAATCATAGTTTATAATTTAACCAACTCCGCAACTTAGATATCTCCCAGTGACGAAACTTAAGATTCCTTGTCGGCACGAGTTGGATTTATTGTTTATCTATTTTTTTATACTCTTCTATTAACTTTCTTTTATACTCAGCTCGCCAAAAATTTATAAAACCTTTTAACTTTTTTTTCTGTTTACTCCTATCGTAGGATTCTATTAATTCTGTTAAATGTTCGTTAATGACTTTACTACTCTGCAAATCTATCAGTACCATATTTATTTTTTATAATTTTAGCCAACCAATGAGGTCTATATTTATTCTTAAATTTAATTATCAAATCAAATTCTTTTCTTAGTTCTCCTGTATCACACCCTTTAAACTCTTCTTTATAGGTGATAAATAACTCTTCTTTGTTTTCTTTTATTGTCATAATATTTCGGTTTGTCGAATTTAATCCTTTATATTGAATTAAACTAATTATTCATCATTCTTCTTT